GCTTTAGCCCACTGCAACAGCAAGCCTTCCAAATGGTGCCTGATTTGGCATTTTCTGGCGCTGGCTCGATGGGCGCGGCATCCCAATTGATGGGTCAGGCTGGCGCAACCACCATGCCTGATGTGGTAGCAGACTACATGAACCCCTACACAATGGGTGTGGTGGATGAGATGGGTCGCCTGCAACAGCGAAGCATTCAAGAAAACATCTTGCCAAACCTTGGCGCGGCGGCGACTGGTTCTGGTCAGTTTGGTTCGCGCCGTCAAGCGCAGATCACTGGCAACTCTTTGCGTGACCTTCAGGCTGATTTGCTAGGCAAGCAGATGCAGGCGCTTCAGCAAGGCTACACAGAGGCTGGCAAGTTTGCACAGGGAGACTTGTCACGCGCCCTACAGGCTGGTCAGGGTTTTGAAAACTTAGGACAAGCCCAGCAAAATTTGGGTTTGGGTGGCCTTAAGGCTATGAGCGAGTTTGGTGGTCAGCAACAGGCTCTCGGCCAGAAGATGCTGGACTACCCGATGGCGCAGGCGCAAGCGTTTTCTCAGTTGCTGAAGCAGTACCAAGTCCCCGGCGGCTCGATCCAACAAAAGACAGGCCCAGAGTCTGGCGCATACTCCAACAGCCCACTGTCTCAGATCGCTGGTCTGCTCACTGGCCTTGGTGCTTTCTCACGAGGCGTGGGTCAAAAAGATGGCGGTGCAGTGATGATGAAGAACGGTGGCAAGGCTCACCGCTCAAAAGCCCATGCCTATTTGGCACGCGGCGGTACAGTAAAAATGGCGAGGTAAGAAATGGCAACACCACAAGCACAAGGTGGATTGGGAGCGATGGCTCCCGTAAGACCTCCAGCACCTAATGCACAGCCTGCCCAGCCACCTAATCCTGCGCAGGCCGCACAACGCATCTCTGGCTTAGAACAAGAAGTCCCTATGGAAGAGGACTTTTTGGAGCGTGCTATGCGCAACAAGCGTGCGCAAGAGGCCGCACTCAATTCACAAATTGAAGCGTTGAAGAACAGCCTTGACTCGCGCATGAGACCGCCGTTTGATCCCACTTTGATGGCGGCGGCTTCTGGTTTTTTAAGGCCAACAAAAACGGGTGGCTTTGGTGAGTCGTTAGGTTATGCCGCTGAAGCGTATGCCGCAGAGACAGATAAAGACTTAGCGCGTAAACAGGCGGTTGACAAAGCCAAACTTGAGTTGGCCCAAAAACAAGCCGCTATGCAAAGCCAGAATTTGATGTTTGAGCATCAGATGCAGATGTCTGGCTACGATCCTAAAGAGTTGACCACCTTGGTTACTGGCCCTGCTGGTGGCTCTCCTCTTGCTGGCGCTCCTGCCGCTGGTGGCGCACCTACTGAAGGTGCCCCTGCGGCCAAACGCGAACCGCGTGAACCACGCATGATTACACAGCGCGACATTGATATTGCCTTTGCCATCAGCCCTGAGTATGGCAAGCAAACTATGGAAAGAGCCAAGTTCCAGCAAGATGATTTGATGAGTACACCGCAAGGCGTTATTAGTAAGAGAACTCGTCAGGCTGTTGATACTGGTCTTGATACAACTATTGAAACATCTATTCCTTTTGTTGGCGTTGAGAAAGTTACGCAAAGACAATTGAATGAGATTAAGCAGTTGAACGCGAAGTACCCCCCGGGGAACCCAGAACGCGCAGATCAATTTGCACGCTACTACTCCGCCAACGGTATTGCTGGGACTACCTATACGCCTCCTGCGGATGGCAAGCCCTCGTCTGCTGAGTCCAGCATGAAGACTGCCAGCCAAAGAGAGATTGAAAAGACCGCTGAAACTGAAACGCAAAAAGCGCGAATCAAGACATCAGAAGAGCGTGCATCTACATTGATTGATCGCGGCATGGCCGCAGACAACACCAAGCAAATTGCGCTGGATATGTCGGCCTACGCTGATAGCAACCCTCGCGCATTCCAGTTGATGCAGACAGCAACCCTCAAGGACGCTGTGTTGCGTTCTATTGAGAAGGGTGGCGCTCCGCTGAACATCAGCCCACGAACAATCTTGGAATACAAACTGCAAGACAAAGACATTGAGGCACTGCAAATGTTTGCCCAGAAGTCTGCTCAGTTGACTGTTGAGTTGCGCAAGGCGTCAAGGGCACCGGGCGAGGGCGCGACAACCGAGAGCGAAGGTCGCTTGTACTCACAAGTCGAGGCATTGCCTTCAGATACTGCACGCGTCATTGGCCTCAAGTCAGAGTTGCTTGCACTGCGCACTGACTACGATAAAGCCGCCGCTACGCTGTGGGTTGAGTGGCGTGACCAGAACCCCGGGAAGTCTTTCGACAAATTCCGCCTCAGTTCTGATGAGTTCAAGTCACTGCGCAAGAGTTACGACTCCACGCTGGAGGCTGTGCGCAAGGCCAACACTGACTTGCTCAGTACCAAAGCGCCCAAGCCTGAAACAACTCCAAACGCAAAGCCGCCAAGTGGACAGCCCGCTGGTGGCCGAAGTAACGAGCGTGTAATTGATGGCTACATTTGGGAACGACAGCCTGATGACTCTTGGAAAAACAGCGGAAGGAAAGCCAAATGACATCGGTTGCTGACTACAACAACAACCCCGGGAACCTGCGGCCCAAGGGCTTTACCTACAAAGGTCAGATTGGTGTTGACGACCGAGGCTTTGCCATTTTTGAAAACAAAGACGCTGGCCGCAGTGCGTTGATGCAAGACATCCGCGCCAAGCAACGGCAGGGTCTCAACAACCCCAGCGCGTTCATTGACAAATACGCGCCAGCGATGGCTGAAAATCCAGAAGAGGGGCGAGAAAATTACAAGATTAGGCTGGCGCAACACCTTGGTCTTCAAAGCACCACCGACCCTTTCCCAAAAGGTTCAGAAGAAAAAATTGCTGATTTGATTGCGTCGTTCGAGTCAGGAACGCCTGCCGCCCCAGCAGAAAAAAAAGAGCCGTCAGTCAAAGACCCCTTTGAGGGCTACGAGCCAAAAGCCAGAACAGACAGCGGCGAGGCTTTGCCTGCGCTTGTGCCAGAGCAGTCTAATACCGAAAAGGTCATGGGCGCACTCGTTGACTCTGGTGAGTACATTGCGACCAAGGCGCTGGAGAACCCAGAGATTCCAGCCGCCGCAGGTGTGGGTCTTGGCAAGGGTGTACTTGAGAAAATATTGCAAGACCCTCAAAAGCATTTGGTTGGCGAAGGCGAGAAAACGCCCCAACAAGTGCAGGCGGCAAAAGATGCGGCCAAAGCGGCTCAGACTAGGGTTGGAGAAGTTCAGCGCGTCGTTTCAGGCCGAGAGCCAATTGATGTTGACTCCCTACAGCGCGAGTTTGATATGCGCAAGATGGGTAAAGAGATAATGGAAGATGAGTTGCGTGAAGCCCAAAAAAACTTGAAGGGTTTGCCTAAGACTTATGTTCCACCAACAGAAGCCGTTAACTTGCCCCCATTCATAACGGTTGATAACACAACTTCTGGACGCGCCTCTGGGCCAAAAATTGAAGGTGATTCAGGCACAAGAAATTGGATGATTCAAGAGGCTGGTCAAAAACATCAATTGCCAGAAGCCATTTTGGATTTGGCTACCGATAAAACAAAAGACAGCCCTACAGGTGGTAAACGCTTAATTGTCGAAGACCTTGCCAATCTAGAAAAAATTAAACAACTTGGCATGGGAGATACCAAGTTGGCAACCACCCCCGGTGGGGTTCAGTTGCAATTACCAACTAGCGTAGCGGCTGACTACGAAGGCCAACTTGCCGCAAAGCAAGCGCAAGAGGCCGCAGAGCAGGCCGCACGCGCCCAGCAAGTTGAAGCACAGCGTTTGGCCGCAGAGGCCGATCTTGCCCGCCAGCGTCAAATGGCAGAACTACGGGTTGAGCAAGCCCGCAAGTCTAAGATTTCTGCTGGTGAGCGTGCCGCTGAAGCCAAAAGAAAAGCAAACACTGCCAGACAGCAGGCCGCATCTCAAGCAAAGTCTGATGCTGGCAAATTAGAGACCGCCCAGATCAGCGCCAGAACTGCACAGCAGACAGCCAAAGAAGCGGCGGCGGCTCAACCAAGTGGCCTGACAATGGCCGCTCGTGAGGCTGGCCGCAGGTTCTCTGAGAAGTTGCCAGTCATTGGCAATGTGTTGGGTGCCGCTGGTGCAACCTTGTCAACCGATGAGGCAATTGAGCGGTACAAGAAGGGCGACTACTCTGGAGCCGTTTTAGGCACCATAGAAGCCGCTCTGAACACCGCGTCGATGGCTCCGCCTACTAGCCCTGCCGCGCTGGCTATAAAGGGCGTAGGGGCCGTGGGAAGCATTGGCATGATCCCTGTCTGGATTGCTCACGATTATTTTGGCAACAAAGGCCCGTGGGCACCAAAAAAAGAACCACAGAAGGCCCGTGGTGGGTTAACATTGATGCGGTAGTTGCAGTTGCCACTCTCCTACCCTTCGCCCCCGTAACTGGGGGCTTTTTTATTGCTCAAGGAAATCAGGCTGGCCGATCTTCAGCGCACCGCTTTTGACGCGCCACTGAAGGTTGGCTTGGTTGTCGATGGTGTACATGATCAACCACGACAGCATCTCTGAGGTCAGGGTCTCTCCGCACTCCGAGACATCCCAATACTTGATGCCCTCGACCTCGCGCTCGGTGACGATGGCTCCAGACCTGTCTGGCCGCATCCACAGGGGGAGTGTGTCCTCTTTTAGCCAAACGCATTTGTAAGTCTGGCAAGGGTCTTCTGGACGGGTTTCGTAGATGCCGCAACCCTTGTCAAGATAGAAGCAGGGGCGACCCGGCTGGAAGGTGTGGCCGTGAGCCTCTCCACTTAACCACCCCTCACAGCAGGCCGTGCATTCCCCGCAGGCGCGTTCTGGCAATATAGGTATCACTTTGTCGGTCATGCGTTTCCTGCTGGAGTCATCAAAAGAATTTGTGTCTGGATGAACTGCCTCTGGGCCTCTTCAACGCCAGCGTCAAAGCCTGCCAAGTACGCCTCCATCAGCGCCTCGTCTATTTCGGTCTCTGATTTGCCAACGAGCGGGAGACCTCTGGGTTCATATGGCTCACGATCTGTACGCATCTTTGATGTTCCTTTGCGGCAATGATAGGCTCAACAAACGCGGCAATCTTATGCGCAAATTGAACGATGTCTACATCGTCGGCAACCACCGCATTAGGCTCGTGCAGATCGCAGTAGAAAAAAATTTGTTTGACTGTTTCTTCACTCAGCATTTTTGTTCTTCCAAAGTTCCCAGTTGATGATGGTGGTTCTTGCGATTGATCGTTGCGCCAGCGCCTTGTAGGGATTGATGTCGTTGTCGAGAAACTCTTCAACAATCATGTCTTTTTGCAGGAACAGTTCTTGGCGCTCGGCCTTTTCCTTGCTCTCCCACAAAGAGCCATCGCTGGCTTTGAATGCTTCTATTTTTTCCATGATTACTTATGGTCGTTTTTGAGTTGCCAGAATGCCAGAAGGTGCATGAACATCTCCCAGCCTGTGTTCAGGTCTTCGAGGGGCCACTCCTTGACCACCACGAGGCCGGGGACATTGCGAGACACAAACACATTGGCACACCGTGCGGTGGGCACGCCAAGGCCCACACGGTACGCGGCCAACTGCATCAGATGCTCATCGTATCCACCAATCTTGTCTGGGTCGGTGAACTCTTTGGTTTTGATGTCAGCCACAAAGCCGCCGTCCGATTCAGAATAGAGGTCGCATTTGCCCCCAAAGCCCGCCTCGTGCGCAAAGGCTCGTTCGCTGATCCATGTGCGTGGGCCAGCCCAGTTGTCAATTGCTTGCGTGCAGGCGGCAACCATCTCGGCGTGCTTGCCTGTTGTCTTTCCTTCATAGTGTCCTTGTATCGATGCATGGATGTCTGTTCCAGCATCCGCCGCAGAACGACCCTGTTCTTTGGAATCGTTGATGATTCGGTCGATGTATTCCTTTTCAGGTTCGTCTGGGCGGCGTGGAAGCGTTAACGCCGCATACAACACTTGCTGTTGCATCCAAGCCAGCAAGGCTGGTTTCGCGGCGATGTTAAGGATTGTAGTGACACTGGGCACCAAGTTCATCGTGCGGGCGTCGCGCAGGGTCGTGTTACGCTGACCCCCCTTCTTGGCCTCTACGGTGTACATAGGCACCCCGTCACGGGTGTACCAGTGATTGCTCTCGCTTGCGCGAGGCTCTTTGGCTATTATCGACATATATTAAAAACCTTTAATTTAAATTCTTCAGGTTGTTGTTCGTAAACGGCGTCCCAAAGAAAACCAAGTTCGTTGTACAACTCGCCCAAAACAGAACTTTGAAAAACATGGTCTTGTTTAGAAAACTCTTCGTCAAATGTGAATGAAACCTCGTCTGTCTCATCATTTATTTCAACGGTCATTATTTTCATAACTGTGCCTTTTAAATTTAAAACGGGATGTCATCATCCATGTCATCAAAACCTGAACCTTTAGAGGAACTTGCGGTTTTGATGGGCTGTTCGCCTTTACGGGCCTGCCACTCTGGTGACTGCTCGATTTTGGCGCGAAGGTTGTCACTGAAGGACTCAAACATATCCATGTCTGGGCTTTCAATGTAGAACGCGGCGCACTTGTTGTGACCTTCAGGCAGGCTTGCTTTCATGGCTTTGGGCACCGAGTTGATGTTGGCAATGTTGGTGTACTCTTTGCCGTTATTGCCCACCGCTTTGGTGATTGCAATCATGGCCCAAGCGCCAAGCACATTGTCAATTTGGAATCCGCGCAACTCGTCGGCAGTGAACTCGCGGCCACGCCATGTTTGTAAGTCTTTTCGCAGGGTGGCTTTCTCAGCCAGTGACAGCGTGAAGTTCTTGCTGATCGACATCGGTTCACCCTTGGCCGTGACCAGTGGTTTGCCTGCGTCGTCTTCGCCATGCACCTCAAACTGCAACATGACCTTTGGCAGGTTTTTAATCTGTCCAAGGTATTCGCTCTTTTGTGTTCCAAGGTCAACGATGCGGTAGCACCGTGCCAAGTACATCCCCGGGGGCACTGGGGTAAAGGTTCCGCCGCCACCACTCTCTCTCGCTATTAAAGCCATGATTCGCTCCTAGTTTCAGTTGATTTTGGCCGTCTGGTAACCCCGCATTCAAAGCGGATGGTGTTCCAGTCGTCCTCGGTTGCAACGCCTGTCTCAGCCCGTTCTAGAGCCTCCTCAAGCATTTGTTGCCTCTCCAGCATTACTTGGTTGTATTCCTCTTCGCTGTGCATACACTCCTCCTTCGCTGTTGATGTTGGTATCATACACACATTAACTTATTTTGCAACAACCCTTGCACAATTGTTTTTTTGGTGTATGATCAAGTTTCACTAACACATGGAGTCGAGATGACGCTAGAGGAATTTTTTGAAGATAAACCAAGGGGTGCGAAGATTGCGTTGGCGCGACACTTAGGCATCACTAAGCAGTGGATGGCCGCACTCATCACGGGCCGAGGGCTGGCAAGCGCAGAGGTTTGCGTTGCCATTGAACGATACACAAAGGGCAAGGTGTTGCGTGCAACATTACGGCCTGACATCTTTGGAGACATCAAGTGATCTGGTACAAATTCTATTTGGGCGACTACATCACACACACCAACCACTTGTCGGATGCTGAAGACTTGGCATACCGCCGCCTGCTTGATTTGTACTACATCAGCGAGAAGCCAATCCCACTCGAAACCGAATCGGTTGCACGCAAAATCCGCCTTGATTTGGACATAACCGAATCGGTTTTGGGGGAATTTTTTGACAAGGGTGTTGATGGGTATCGCAACAGTCGTTGTGACATGGAAATCGCGAAGTATCAACATCAAGTCGAAAATAATCGACAACTCGGAAAGCGAGGCGGCAGGCCGAAGAAAACCGAATCGATAACCGAAACGAAACCGAAGGTTAACCCTAAACAGATACAGAAACAGAATAAGAATATATCGTCGGTGACACCGACAACATCGCGATTTGACGACTTCTGGTCTGCTTGGCCTTCGTCAAAAAGGAAGGTTGCCCGCGCCGAGTGCGAGAAGAAATGGTTCAAGCAAGACCTCGATATGGTGGCTGACACCATTATTGCCAGCGTCACTCGCCTGAAGAAAACCGAGCAGTGGACTGGCGGCTTTGATCCTGCGCCATTGACATACATCAACCAGCGCCGCTGGGAAGACGATGCAGGCGAAGCGCCAGCAGGGCGGAGGGTGATATGACCCCAGCCGAGCGTTTTGTTTCGCGTCTAGGCAAGGTCAGGGGCCGTAATGGTTCATGGACTGCACAGTGCCCAGCACACGAGGACAAGTCACCATCCCTATCAGTTCGGGAAACCGAAGATGGCCGCGTGTTGGTGCATTGTTTTGGTGGATGCGCGGTGCATGATGTGGTCGGCGCTGTCGGCATGGATATGAACGACTTGTTTCCACCAGACAACAAAAAGCGCGATTGGAACGACACAGGAAAGCCCAAGGTCAAGCCAGCGTTCTACGCCAGCGACCTCTTACGCATTGCGTCGTTTGAGTGCTTAGTGGTGATGATTGCGGCATACGACTTGAGCAAGGGCAAACAACTCAGCAATGAGGACATGGAGCGATTAAAAGTGGCACAACAGCGAATTGAGGAGGTAGTGGTTTATGCAGGTGTCTGAGATACAAAAACGGGCCAAGGAATTGGACGAGGCGCGTCGCATTCGGATTGTCAAACCTGATGAGGTTGACTTCGAAAAGTACATCAAGGCCAACGATGTCGGCCAAAAGGTGCGCGGCGCGATGGAATTTTTAGAAGAGGTGCGCGAAGACTTCATCAACCCGAAGGAGGAACCGCATCAAACAATGCCGTGGCCGAAGACGCATCAAGGCTTTGGGTTTCGTGCAGGCGAAGTCACGCTGTACGCTGGCGGCAACGGTGGTGGTAAGTCAATGGTCACAGGCCAGATTGCATTGCATCTGATCAAGCAAGGCCAGCGCGTGATGATTGCGTCGTTTGAAATGAAGCCCAAGCGCACACTGACTCGTATGCTTCGACAGTTTGCAGGCGAGAACATTTACAACCCGATGTATGTAAACAAGCAACAGCACTTGATGGACTTGGTCACAAGGTTGCAGGACTTCTCGCACGGCAAGTTGTGGCTGTATGACCAGCAGGGCACGGTGACATCCCAGCAGGTCATCGCGGTGGCCCGATACAGCGCCGTCGAGTTGGGTGTGCAACACATCTTCATTGACTCGCTGATGAAGTGTGTGTCTGGTGAAGACGACTACAACGCACAGAAGATGTTTGTTGACGAGTTGACCGCGCTGGCGCGTGATCACAATGTTCACATCCATTTGATCCATCACATTCGCAAGTTGGCAAGTGAAGAGATTCAGCCCAACAAAAACGACATCAAGGGATCGGGCGCAATCAGCGACCAAGTTGACAATGTGTTGATGGTCTGGCGCAATAAAAAGAAGGAGCATCAAGCGCAGAACGGGCCAGTCGATCCGATGATCCCAGATGCCATGTTGATGTGCGAGAAGCAACGCAACGGCGAAGCAGAGGACTGGTACTCGCTTTGGTATCACAAAGAGAGCCAACAGTTTGTCGAGTACGACAACAGCGTGCCAATGTCTTTTGACAATGGAGGAAGATTTTGAATGACAAGGAGGAGCAAAGAGCAAGAGACCGTGAGCATATGCACCGCTGTCTCGTTCGGGAGGTCATCAAGATGCGCATTAAAGATCGTGATGGTGCATACCGTTGGCTCAATGGCTACAGTGACCACACTGGGCGCTGGAAGAAAGGGTGGAACGAACTTCACCCCGAATCAACGCTTGAAGAAGATGTTAGAGACCAATGGTCTAAAGGTAACCGAGGTAACGAAGGAGAATGGAAATGAATATATTTGATCAGGGCAAAACCCTGTACACGCAGAACGAATTCAATGAAGCATTGGCCGAAGCGAAAGCAGAGATCATGGCAATTGCAATTCAAACCAGCAAGCAGGCAATCTTGATTGAGCGCAACGCTTGCGCTGACCTTGCACTTGAATGGAGTCAAGAGGAATTGTCTGAGGCTATCCGCCACCGCATGAGGCCGCAATGATTGAGATCACACTGCCTTGGCCTCCATCGGTCAACACTTATTGGCGAAACTTTGATGGCCGCATGATCATCAGCGCGAGAGGGCGCGAGTACCGCGAGACTGTCGGTGACCAGATGACGCTACAAAAACAGATCAGGCATTTCAAGGGGCCACTGCGTGTGGTGATCGAGGCATGGAGGCCAGACAAAAGACGCAGGGATTTGGACAACCTGCTGAAAGCGACCCTCGATGGATTGGCGCACGCTGGTGTGTACGAAGACGACTCACAGATCGTTGACCTGCGCATCTACTGGGCACCAGACATCGGTGGAATGTTAAAAATAAAAATTGAGGAGATCGAATGAAACAAGAACCCGAATGGATTGACATCCTTGCGTTGATTGCTATGCACTCGCTGTTGCAGACTGCGCCAAAGAATGCAAGGAACGAAGACATTGCACACGAGGCATACAGGCAAGCGGAGGCAATGATGGAGGCAAAAGAAAATTATGGTGAGTGACCTCTTTAATATTTTGATGATCATGTTGATGTTGACTGGCGCGTTGTGTTGGATTGCAACGATTCTTTTGTGTTGGTATTACTGGTCTTGTAACAAAAAAAAGGAGAAGTAAATGTTTGAATCATTCGGAGATTTTTTTTGGACATTCATGGCAATGAGTGGCTTTATGTTTTGGATTTGCTTGGCAATTTTTGTTGGCATGGTGATCAAGCGCAATCGCAACAAGAAGAGAGGCTTTTATGAGCAATGAAGAGCGCGACCCGCACAAGGCGGTGGACTACATCCTGAAGAACGCCGCGCTGTTTGCAAAGGCAAAGGCAGAGCGCACATACATCGAGCATTACCGCAAGTCGCTCAAGGGGATACTGATGAAGCGAAGCATGGAGACCGCCATCGGTGCGCAGGAGCGCGAGGCATATGCACACCCAGAGATGATTCAATTGCTTGAAGGATTGAGGGAGGCTGTGGCTATTGAGGAGCGCCTGAAATGGGACATCACGGCGGCTGAATTGCGCGTGGAAATATGGCGCACTGAGCAAGCGAACAACAGGGCCGAAGGAAAGGCCACGATGTGAACAACTACCAAGCAACTGTGATGCACGCGGCTGGCTGGTTCCTCGTGTTGTTAGATGGGTGGGTGATGCACACACACTGGGTGGCCGCACTTGGTTTTATTTTTTTAATTTATTCAATGTGGAGCATATGCATGAAAACACCAGAATTGGACAAGGCGTTTGACGAGGAGTACATCAAGTATCGCGATGCATTTCCAAAAGAAAAATTTATCGTGCCCGTTGATCGCAATGAAGTGTTGGAAGAAGTTGCTAAAGAATTTGACAAGATGCGTTCATTGGGCGACACCGCCGCCTCCTTCGCGGCATATGTGCGGGGTATGAAGCAATGACCGACAAACCAAAGACCTGTCAGGTATGCCGCCTACGGCCAGCAGACAAACAGGTGAGAACAAGCAAGGGCGCTCCGCAGTGGCGATGCCAGACCTGCCACGACCTCAAGAATCGTGGCGGCTTTACCAAGGGCAAGCAATGAATCCAAGAGTTGCAGACCTTGCATCGAAGGTGGCGTTTGACGCCGCAGACTACACATGGTTCGACTTCACAGAACTTGGTGATCACGCCGATGAAGAACTTAAAAGCGTTGGGCGTCAACACGGGTGGGATAAGCAGATGATGCACCTCGACCAGTTTTTGACCCCATCTGATCACATGGCGGTCATACAACCAGCATGGCCCGACATTGCATTCACCTATGACAAATACATCAAGTTTGGTGGGTACGAGGGAGCCGCCGCAATGATGTGGACAAACGATGGATTCAACAGCCCGCTGGTGATCGTCACCGAGAAGCGGGTGAGGGTGGCTGGCAGTGAGGATGATGCATCAGAGGGCACCAATGTGGTCGTCCACCAAAAACTGATGGAGGCTTCAAAAAAAAGCGGCATGGCCGAGCGCGATGCTATGAAACTTTACGAGGATGCTTGCATCAGCGCGGTTAACTACGCTTGTTTGATTAACTTGAGAGCGCATACCACTGAGCAGGTGGTTACCGCGCATATGGCAAAGGGGATGGAGTTCATCAACCGCAAGCGCAGGGCCAAGCACCAGCCACTGGTTTACTCGTGGAACACGATTGAGTTAAAACCAGACCCGCAGGTCAAGCAACCGTATAAGGGTGGTACCCACGCAAGCCCTGCCCGCCACAAACGACGCGCCCACATGAGGCGTTTAAGCGCGGGTGGCTTCACATGGATACCTGAGATGTGGGTAGGTAGCATTGAGAATGGTTTTATTGTTCACGACTATGTGCCCGACCGAGAACTTACTAAGGACAAGCAATGACTGAGAAACTAAAAATTGTTTTTGCCGAGGGTTGCTTTGACAACTTCGACGGCACAGAGGAGGAGTTGGCCGCAATGCTGGCTGACATCCACCAGATGGTCGAGGACGGCACACTGATGGACAACGCCGTGCCCATCGACCCAGAAGAGGAAGCCAAGTTCATTGAGTTGATGCAGAACAGGACGCCGCGCCAATGACAACACTCAAAGAGAAAAAGCACATGAGCGCGGTGGCCGAGTTGGGTTGCGCCGTATGCAGGCGAATGGGGTACGAGGGTACGCCAGCAGAATTACACCATCCAAGGCGATTGGCGGGGGGCTGGGGCCGTTCTAGCCACATGGCCGTCATTCCGCTATGCCCAGAGCATCATCGCGGCTCTACGGGCCTCCACGGCCTTGGCACGCGGGGTTTCGAGAAGCATTACGGTTATGACGAGGCTGATCTGCTTAAAGACACCATGTTGTTGCTTGGACGCAACACTGGGGAAAGTACCTAGAAAATAAATTAAAAAAGTCTTGCACAGGTGAAATATGGTGTTACACTTACCTCACTGACCAAGCAATAGTGCAAGGCAGAACCAGCGAAGGAAAAGCGACATGAACAACGATCTCAACATCAACAGCGTAGACACACTCGGTGCTTTGTTAGCACAAATTGCCGACCTCACCAAACAAGCCGACGCAATCAAAGACTCCATCAAAGAGTCTGCCAGCGCAGGCGGTGCCAAGGTTGTAGAGGGTGCGCTCTTCAAGGCCACTTACATCGAATCCAACCGCTCTGTGTTCGACAAGGACGCGTTCATCAAGGTACACGGCGCAGAGGCATACGCCGCGTTTACCAAGGTGTCTGCCGTGTTCTCTGTCAAGGTCACCAGCAAGTAAGCCCAACGCCCCTTCGGGGGCTTAACCAAAACGAAAGCGAATCGGATATGGACAACTACACAGCAACAGGTTTAGCAGAGGGCTTCATCGAGGCCGAGAGCGAAGAGCAGGTATTGGAGGCGTGGCAACACCTTGTCGATACTGGCCTCGCATGGCAACTGCAAGGCTTCTTTGGCCGCACCGCCGCCTCGCTCATCGAGCAGGGTTACATCAACGCACCAGAGAGGGCTTAATCATGTCAGCATTTCATGTCTCTGATGACCACATCAACATTCTTTTGTCATGGGCACGCAAGCACAACCCCATCGTGCGCGTGGATCACACCCGCTTTGACTTGACGCAATCCGAAGACTATTGGCGCGTGGGCGCAGTTTTGCGCGACGCCAACAACGCCAGCATGGACGCCCGTTACGGTGACAGGCCAGAGGATTTTCTGCCTAAGACCGTATCAGTGGCGCACCTTGAGGCCATCGACATTGTGTCTGGGTGCGACTGCTTTGACTATCAGGCTTGCGAGTACGACGGCTGGGAAAGTTCTGGCGCTAAGAATGCCGTTGACCAGATTCGCAATGCGGCCTCACGCAAGGTGCCGGGTTACGGGCGATGCTGGGAATTGCGTCTGCCACAGGTCGAGGTGGCCGCATGAGCAAACGCACAATGGGCCGCGTGCTGGCCGAACTCAAGTCCATTCAATCCGAGGACATTTTTGTGGCCGACAGCATCAAGACTTGCATTGCCTTGCTGGAGGCCGATTTAGGCCGTCGCAAGGGCAATGGCACCCTACCCCCTCACCAGTGGCATAGCGACACTTCTAGGGCCGCCGCAGAGGCCATCGCGCCCAAGTTTGGCACCATCACGCGCAAGGTGCTGGCGCATCTGTGTTCGTACCCTCTTGGCCTAACCGATGAAGAGGCACAGCAAACGATGGGCATGGAAGGCAACTCGTATCGGCCATGCCGCGTGACTTTGATGGATCGCGGGTTTGTGGTGGACAGCGGCACCCGCAGGAAAACGCACCAGCGCAAAGACGCGGTGGTGTGGTCTGTAACCCCAGAAGGTTTTCTGGCATTGAACGAACTATGAGCGAGACCACT